GCGGCGCCGCATACCGCACATCCGCTGCTACATCAGTTACATACTGCGTAGCAAATACACCACTTTCCGAAAGCGCCAACGGTTCCCCGTTCAATACTCCAAATGCACGCTGAGAAATAACTCCGTCCCCCGCAGGGCCCTCCGACACAGGGAACGCCACCTCATATGTACCAAGCACATTATATGTGCCCGTCGGCGAATCTTTAGCCTCTTCGGTCTGGTTAGCAAATTCCGCAGTTTGAATATATATGGTAGGGTCGCTGCCGTTGGCTTCCTTGTGAATTGCCATCTGGTTGTTGTTAATTCTGCTCCATCCCATCACGGCAGTATCCTCGTCGCCCAACACAGCATAATTTCGGTCAGGAAAATAATGTGGATTATCTATCTCGCTCCAAAATTCATACTCTCGCATACTCTCAAAACCTGCAACAAATAGCCTATCCATATTCCCCGCATAACCAAACTTTGTACTAATAATAGCCTTATTTATTCGGTCTCTATATTCGTATTCTTTTTTATCATATATTACCGTCACAATATCAGGACCCGGCTCCGCATTAGAAATAATCACATCTGTATCCCTATTATAATATAGAGCATATGTATCAGATATATCTAAATAATAATTATCACCATCCTTAACCACTTGCATATAAATTCTGGTATATACATATCCTGATGCATCCTTTGACAAAAAGTCATTATTTTCACCAATAAAACATGCTGCATAACCCCTATCATCGCCATCAAGAGGGATCTTATATTCTTCGGCTTCAGTGGTAACAATGAATTTACTTATTGGAGTTTTTGCAAGATTATCTTCAGTATCACGGAATCTACCATTATTCCCCCAGTTTATTTTTACTTCTACTTTATTGGGGTTTACCAAATCGGAATCAATCAGAAATCTATGCATATACACAACTTTGGCTTCTGGGTCTTTTCTGTTCCATGTATATCCTTTTTTTAGATAATACTCTGCTAACGGAGGATTAAAATTTGCTTTGCCATACACAAATTTTTTTGTTGCTTGCTTACCTAATACCGTTCCGCTATAAATAACCTTATATGTTACCCTATAATTACTTCTGCCGGACACAGGTGTTTTATCAAGGTTGCCCTCTTTCAGCTCTAATATTCCATTTTGGGTATCTACAATATATTTACTGCTTTCAATTATCTGCCATTTACCTTCGCCATTCAGCTGTTCAAATTTTTCTACCGTTTCAATAGGAGAAACCATCAAAGGCAGTTTATAATATCTGGTACCGGAAGAAGTTGTTTCGGAATCATTTGTCACCAAAAACTCTTCCTTACGCAAATCAGATAACAGGTTAGTATCCTCATATTTAATACCGCCGCCACCGCCGCTATCTTTTCCGCTTTTTGTAGCAATAGGCTCCTGAACTATTGCAATAGTTGGCACATATGCTTCGTTCTCATCATCCATTCTTTTCAGCAAATATTCCGCACCAATCGGATTATCCAATTCATCATATTTTTTATATTCACCATATACATAAGCCACAGATCCGGTAAAAATATATAGCTTATTCCCCATCTGTTGGCAGCTGCTTTTGTGGTCAAGAACACCTTTGACCAACAGACGAAGTTCCGAACTGTGTGAAATCATTTCCACTGGTTGACCATTATTCCCCTCACTTACATCATGAACATCATTATTGATACGCATAGTTTTATCCATACAATCAAACTCCAACACATCACCGGCAGAAAGTTCAGCAGTATTAAATGTATAACCAATACCACTTGCTTCAAATGAATAATCCACAGTGGCAGGAAACTTGGTTTTAATCCCATCACAAACATATACACTTGGTTGCACTTCTATTGCATCTCCGGTCGGTAAGAAGCTATACTTGGTATAACTTCTCACAACGCCACCTATTTTTATATTATCTATATTTCCCGTAACAGCGGTATTAACATATAGCATTATTGTTTTACCAACATCGGCAGTACTTACATCTATTCCATAATATTCATACTTAGACGAATGATTTTCTGTAGGGTTTTTAACATATAATGTAGTTGTTGCGTTTGAAATATCTTGCGCTGACAATATACGACCATATGCAGCCAAATCAACTTCCACTACAGTCCCGTTACCAATTCTAGTCCATGCCACCTGCTCATTGTTCACATTCAAAATACCGGCTGTAGTATCTAAATTAAGCTTTACAGCATTATCCCATCCATTACCTGAAAAAACATATTTCTGACCATTCGCAGTAATTTCATATATACTTTTCATATTCTCCGGCACAGTAAATTTCGCCACGTTATGCTCATCCGTCCACTCACTTATCTTGTTACCATGGTGAATCAGCGTATGGTCGCCTTTGGCTTCCCGCAGAGTATATATCCCATTAATTCGCCCATCACATTGCAGAATCTCTTCATACCCGTTGCGGCTTCTTAAGGCGCCGTTTTCTGCGGGTATCAAGTTCAGCATATCCGGGCTTCGGCTGGGGCTCATAGTCAACTGGTTGCTGGCATAGTCCACCCCATGAAATTCACCGATATTAAATGTACTGTAACTCACACTGCTAGCCATTCTGCCACCACCTTACCACATTTCCCATATATGTCTTGCTGAATTTTTCCTTAGCCTTTTCATACTCTTGCCTTAGCAAATCAATCTTGCCCATATCAGTGTCAGAATCATCAATAATCAACTTCCACGCAATACCGTAACAACAACACTCCATCAAAAGCCGCTTGTCAAATGGTATTTCGTCTTGTATTTCATACCAATTAGGCTCCAACTCTTCCAAACCGACTTTTTTCAATAGCTTGTTATTAATGTCCAAACACTCCGAGAACACCGCGTTGCACACCCCTGCAATATTCTCTTCCTCATATGCGTCAGCTTGATCTGGGTTTTCCCCCAGCACCGGCAATATCACCGTTTCAAAATATTCCTCAATCGTCATTTTCTCACCGCCTTGCTTGCCATTTCACCTGTTTCATAGTATAATATTATTAAGATAACATCACATGGGAGGGCTCAAAATGAAACATAAATTAACAACCTTTTTGCTCACCGTTTTCTGCTTTCTCTTTCCCTGTGGCAACGCTTTCGCTATCATCGCAGGCTCTGACTACAACCCCGGAAATCCCATAGAATATGATATTGGAGAACCTTCACCATTGGTATATGTAATCTATTGGATATTAATCGCTTTATTTGCATTCCTGATTATCCGATTTATCATAAAACAAATTAAAAAACACAAAAAATAACCTTTCACCGCTTAAAAGGAGGCGATTATCATGGGTACAGGCTTCGGACCATTTGCAGATCCTGATTTTATAGATAGTTCCACATCAAATATTTTACTGGCTATAATACTTACAGTATGCTTAGTTGGGTACATAGTTACCAAACTAAAAGATAAGCACAAAAACAAAAAATAACATCCATTGCCACCGTTTAGCGGCGGCTTTTCTTTTTGCTTTCCTCATAAATCCTATCCGCCATTCTTTTATATATAGTGTTTGCCCCATTACTCTTTTTCGGGGCATTTTTCTTTTTGCCGCTTGCCTTGCCGAGAGCGTCGCCGCCGCAAATTTAGACTTCTCTGCCAATCTTCCGTTAGAAAGCTCGTTTATAACAGATACCGGAACCGAACCGATGTCATGGACGGCAGCTTCCGCTCCCTGCATAAAAGCCTTGGCAGTATGCCTCACTTCCTGAACATATTTATTGGCTAATATCCGCTCATACCGCTTTTTCAAATCATCCCTGGCTAGTTTATAATCCGCCGCCGAAACGCCTTTTATATACCTTGCATTACCGCCCATATCTCATCATCCATTCCCATTCGCTTCCTGATTAAACCACAGCGCCACCATATCACCGCCTATATAATCCGCACCACTTCACCCTTAGCATTTTTCGGCTTCAGATAGTTATCAAATGTACCCTGTGCCTCAGGCTCTTTTACCTTATCCGGTTTCGGTTTGCCCTGACAGAATGCCCGCAAACTGTCCGGCAAATGTGTCAGCTCGTGAGGGTCGGTCGCGGTAATATTCGGTCGGTTCTTGTCCTTCTGAATCTTTTTCAAACACCGCACCAGGTTTGGGCAAGCTTCCGGGTCTATGGTCAGTGTAGTCTCCAGCCGTGGTTCGCCTGTCATCCCGTCAACAACTTCAAAAACCCTCAAATAATCCTTTACATTCAGCCAACCCTGTTCCAAAACATTGCTGGTTCTTGTTAGCGGAATACCCGCTGCCCTCATCTTTACTGCCGGGCTTTTGCCGCTGTCTCTGTTTCTGTTCCACATATCAGGCGGCGCAAACCATTTTTTTATTTTTTCACCGTTATTCGCTTGTTTTACCGCCGTTATCATATCATCCACTACCAGGTCGCTGTCATATAGCTCGCGGTACACCTGCACATGCCCGCTCTCGTCCATCTCATACCACAGCGCCGCCAGCGCGTCCAAACCATAGTCGAAGCTGACAAATCTCGTACCGTTTGGTTTCATTACATATGGCTTGCAATGCACCTCTTCTCGGAATTCCGGGAAGAACGCACCGCCCGGAATGGTCAGAGCCTCCTCTGCCGTTGCCGGGTATTCCGCCATCACCGCGTCGCCCAGAGCCTTTTTGGTCTCTTCGTACCAGGCTTCGTCCCGCCTGGGGTCAGCGCTCCATGGAATAAATATCTTATTAAAGTTATTATCTTCCACCCATAGCTCTTCAAACAGTGTTCCTCGCTCAATAGTCGAAAGCCCTATCACCTTACTGCCGTTCGGTCTGTTGATGGTGGGGAATGCCGCTGCCCAAATATCTTCAGCCCACTGCTGAAACGCCCACTCGTCCAAGAATAATATATCCGCAGTGAAACTTCGTCCTGCGCCTCTGCTGGATGTAAATGCCGAAAATTTACTCACTCTGCCATTCGGTGATGTTAGCTCCACATCCATAGCGGTAGTTGTGCATTTATACCTGCCGCCTTTACCGTCTTCGTTCACAAGTTCCGGCATATATTCAAATATCACACTTCCCAGCCGCCGCACCAGCTCTTTGGCTTCCTTTTCCGTTCTGGAAAGCGCTATCACCAGGCAGCCGTCATGCACCATCATATACCAAGCAATGTATGCCAAACACAACCATGTCAACCCCAGCTGCCGCGCTTTCAAGATAATATTCAGCCTGTTCGCCTCAATGCTTCTGGCTGCCTCTTTTTGCGCCTCCCACAGTTGAAATGGTACGATGATTTCTCCCGTTTCACTGGCTTTATCCTCAATCTTCACATACTTCTCAATAAAATAAAAGAGGTCGTTAGCTATACGCTGCTTTTCATATGCCACAGCCTTTTTGATTATCTCATCATACTTCATTGTCTATCACCCATCATCGCCTGAGCGGTTCGCTGTTACCGTCTTATTCTACGGCTCCGCCTTGAATTCGCCGACAGCTTTCGCATAGGTGTCGTTACCGCTTCCACTGCGCCCCAATGGGCTTGTATCAGCGACGACTGCCTGAACATTCTCCAATAACGCACGGTCAGCTTCATCCATCCGCACACTGCCTCCCACTTGCACCTCTTTGCGGTCGCTCCACTTATAAGACATCCTGTTTCGCAGCCATAGAGATTGCGCCTTTACATTGGGAGGTATATATCTTTCTTCATCATATTCTATTATCTGTTCCTCACCGTCAATTCTCATTTTGATTGGCACTTTCACCTTGACCTTGTAACCTATGCAGCTTTTAAAAAACTGATTTTCTACCAATATATCGGCATATCTCCCTGCCTTCAAAGCTTCAGCTAATTCAGAGTGTTCCTTTTTATATGTCTGTAATGTACTTTCTGCCACAGTCAGTATTTTAGCAATATCTTTGTCAGTATATCCATCCCGCGCCCAGGCTTCCACCTCCGCCAGCCTCGGCTTCACTTTTCGCTCATAATTACTCAATCTTCCCATTCTGCATCACCGCCTCCCTTGCCATTTCACCTGTTTCATAGTATAATATTATTAGAATAACATCACATGGGAGGGCTCAAAATGAAACATAAATTAATAACCTTTTTGCTCACCGTTTTCTGCTTTCTCTTTCCCTGCGGCAACGCTTTCGCTTGGGTATATACAAATAACTATCACCCTACCGAACACCATGAATATAATATCGGAGAACCTGCGCCATTTGTACATGTAATTTATATCGGACTATTAATTGCATTTGCTGTAATAATACTTTGCTTTATCATAAAACAAATTAAGAAATACAAAAAATAACCTACACGCCGCCGCTTTTGCGGTGGTTTTTTATTTCTTTCTTTTGTTCTGTTCATATTTCTGTTTCAGTATCTTTTCCCAAGCTGTTCTCATATACCGGCTTGTTTTTTAAACTGTTTTTCCCTGCAAGCGACAACGCAACTATAGGCAATCCCGCTTTTATCGCAGCTTTAAGATACTGCTGGTGCAGCATTTTCTCATACCTTGCATTTCCGCTCATTCCACATCACCGCTTCCACATATGCCTGACCAAAGCCAAAAAGGGAGTGCTTTACACTCCCTTTTCTTATGGCAGCTCCACTACCGCGCACTTGATAGTAGCGGCAGAGGGAACAATCAAACAATAATCCTTGTCCTCACCGCTCACATTTTTGAATGCGCCTGCCTCCAAATTAATAGCGGCAATTCCACTAGCCGCAATACTGTATGCGGCCAAATCGTTTACACCCTGAATACCGTTGCCATGTTTCACGGTAACAGTACCGGCTCCGGTGCCTGTGTTCTGCACCAACACCACAATTTTATGGTCTTTACCTGTCATCGGCACCAAAATACCGTCTGTTGCCCCTGCGGTAAATGCCACCTCGCCAAATGTGTTCTGTTCAAGTTTAATAGCTTCCATCTTTACTTTCGCCATTTTTCAGCCCTCCCTTACGCAAAATATTTAACATTCATCACAATCATTTCCTTAGGTCGTACAATCTTACCCTCATATAACACAAAACCTTTTACAGCGTCGCTGAAACGGTGTTCCGGTCTGTATGCCTCGGTATGTGTCAGAGGATTGCAGAAAGCGATAGCGCGGTCTGTTTTCAACTGAATCAACTCATTGCCGTTTTTATCTCTGTGTACCTGGTTGCTCATCTTAACGATAACATTGCCGTATCTGCCCACCTTACCGTTTTCAATCATCTTGCTGTTGTCGGTATCCAGGTTCACATATGCCTGCTTCAAGATGAAATAAAACTGCGGCGAACATGTAAGGGTCAACTGGGTTGTAGGACTCACATTGTTTTCATAGAGCTTCTGAATAGCCTCGTCAATCTTTTTGAGAATATTTGCGGTAGTAACCTCATACGCTGCTGCGGCGTCTTTCACCGCCTGCTTATCAGCCGCCAGGTCGGCGATATGCTTGTCCATTTCAGCTGCCAGGCATTCGCTGGTTTCTTTGTTTAGCGCGTCCATAATACCGTTCACGCCCTCATGCTTATCAATATCATCTACCTTATAGTTAAAGTATGATACATGGTTGATTTGCATTGTAATGCTGGTATCAGCCACATCTTCTGCGTCTGTCAGGGTAATATTCTTGTCTGTGGTCGTAGTAATAGTCGGCTTGCCCACGCCCAGGATTCGCACACTGTCGCCCTGACCTTTTACCTTGCCGTCATACTGACGGTTGCAGTTTTCCGCAAACACACATTTTCTTTCAAGCTCTCTTTCAATAGCTTCCGCCCAAATAGTTGGGATAAAATTTGCATAACTCATCAATCTTCACTCCTTTAATGTTTCCCAAAGATTTTTTCTCTGGATCTGTTAACCTTCTTCCAATGCTTGTGTACTTCAGCTTTGGACATACTCTTCAATTCTTCCAGCGTATAATACTCGCTTTCGGGAGTTTCACGGTTATTCACCGCGCCTATATCCGGCGGCGTCGGCTTAGTTTTGGCTTCCTGCACACTCTTACATGCCGCATATGCCACGGCAGGACTCACGCCATGCTCCACCAATCCGGCAAATTCATCGCCGAATTCATCCACACTCTTTGCACCACAGTCAGGATATGTCTTTTTTACTTCCTTTAGCAAATCAGCTTTCAGCTTATCCACCGCCATGTTACGGTAATAGTCCAGCTCTTGCTCCATAGTCTGCTTTTTAGCGTTTTTTTCGGCTTCTGAGC